ATACAAAGTTAAACCCTGCTCTGTTCTCAAAAAATACATACGATGGTGAACCATTTTTATTTACTGCAGTATTCGCAATGTAGTTTAAACATCTAACTGGAGTCCAAAAATTGGATACAAACTTTGTATTGTTTTTAGATTCTTCTACATTTAATTTTCTTGACAGTTGTAGACCAACAGTCTTATCCGTCATCAAAGTATTTGCAATATCAGAACACTTACCAGAAAAGGTTTTACTTAGTCGCTTGTTTAGATCTATCAATGCTTCTTGAGTGATAAAGTGTAGTTCATAAACTACTGTACGATCACCAACCATCTCACGATTGGTCATCTTAAAAATATAAAACTTACCTTCAATTGGAACTTTTAAAGATGGTGTTGAAATTTTCATCTCAACAAACTCTTCACCAACAAATGGAAACAAATTGATTAAATCTAATGTATCTTTTACAACTAACGTGCCAGTAATAAATGGCGAAAACAAGTCTTCAAAAACTTGTATCGCTATTACTTGGTTGGTGATATCCTGAAAAAGTCCATTCGGTGTTACCACCTGTACCTTTTCAATATTTACGTCACCAGCAACTCTTAAAACTTGAGAGGTTTGCATTATAACAATTCACCAAACTGTTGAATAACTCTATCTACCATTTCTGGTGTTATGACTTTAATTCTGCGTTTACTTTCATTTAATCTATCTTCATACTGTAGATTACTAACAGAAGTTGCTCCTGGTTTATCGTAGTTGACAACAAATCCTTTTGCGTCTTCATAGTGATGTGTAGAATTTATATTGGCTGAACCATATTTGTCTTCTACATATTTTAAAAGTTTAGGATATGATAGTGGGAAATCTGCTATGTAATCAAATCGTTCATTTAATAGCATAATTATCCAATGATAATTAGAGTTGCCATATAACTTCTCAGCTATAATCTCTGGAGTTTCATCGTCTACAATATCATACTCATCCCACAAAGAGATGTTTGATAGCAACTCTGCACGAAAACGAACATTTCGTGTTATGTCGGTTATTAGAATAACCTTTCTCTCGCCACCAATTTCAAAGTCATAAACAAATCTTGGAAAGTCTTCGAAATACATTTATTATAGTCCTTCCACAATCTTATCTTTATCCATGAGTGAAAGTTCACGGAAACTCATTGTTACGTTTATTTGAGTAGGCATACCATTCTCAAAAGTAGTAAATGCAGCATTTGGTGTATAGTTTACGTTCAATTCTGTTAACACGCAAGAAGTATGGCGATGTAAATTTGTGTTTTCTTTACCATTTGTATAGTAAGAAATATCAAATTCAGATGGATAGATGTATAAGAATTTATTAGCGTCTTTAAACTCTGGATGCATATGAAGTTTAAATGCTTTGATAATGTTCAATACATTTTCTGCTTCTTTAGGATCACGTGGGAAGAATTGATAATCAAACTGGAATGTTCTAAAATCAACACCCTTAAAAACTTGTTCTTTACGTGGGTTAGCTGCAAGACCAGTTGCAGCTGAAACTGCACCAGCATTTGGTCCAGATGTTAAACCTAGATTCGCAACAGCTGCTTTTGCTGGCGCAGCAAGGTTGTCTATATTCTTTTGATCAAGTGCTTTTAGTGCAGCTTCACCAAGAATTGGTGCCATCATGGCAGTGGCTGTTTCTTCCTCACCCCACTGAAGACCATAACGAATGTTTAACTGATTTGGTACATGCAAAGCAATTGCAGTTTTTAGTCGCTTTTGTGCACGAGTTGTTGATGCTGCAATATTAGCTGCAGCAGTAAAAGCGATAGCACCTGGAGCAGCTGCAACTGCAGCACCAGTTAATGCTTTACCACCAGCAAAGCCACCTGCGATTAAACCTTTAATAGCAGTTCCTGCGACTGCGCCAGTAACTAATCCTGTTTTAGATAGATTTTCTGCTAAGAGTGGACCACGATCTCTTGTGAAAGAAACATCGTCTGTGATTTCTTCTGCTTTGCCCCTAGACTTGTCTAAAAGTTTTGAATCTACAGCGACGTTGATATAGAAGATTACATAATTTCCACCATATTGATTTGCGGTGTAATTTGATCCCTCACCCATCAAATCGAAGGGATACATATGTTGTTCTATTTTATACTTGTCTGATTTAAAACTGCGATCCAGCTTGGATGCTTGATCAGCTTTTTCTATCTGTCTATCTATACTTGGCATGCCTACCCCTAAATATTAGGAAATCTAACATATTATTTAGGCGATGTACCATAAAAGGTTATTTAAACCAATCTTCCCAGAAAAGTATAGCGGAGACCCCACAAACATTATCATGAGGTCTTCATGGGAAACTATGTTCGCCAACTGGTGTGATAAAAACCCATCCATAGTAAGGTGGAGTTCAGAAGAAACAATTATACCTTACAGATGCCCAACCGACGGTAAAATCCATCGGTATTTCGTAGACTTTAAAATTACGATAAAGGAAGGGAAGACGTTTCTTGTTGAGGTTAAACCTGCAAAACAAACTCTACCACCAGTGTATCCTGGAAGACAAACTCAAAGGTATCTAACAGAATCTCTCTTATTTATCAAGAATCAAGCTAAGTGGGAAGCTGCAAAAAACTACTGTAAAGATCGTAACTGGGAATTTAAAATTATCACGGAAAAAGAGCTAGGCTTGTCCCCTAAATAATTAATATGGCTAAACAACCAACTATTAAAGACGTTTTCGAAAGAAACAAGTACGATCTTAACACAGCGATTAAGAAATCTCGTTCTTGGTTCGATCGTCAGGTGCAAATGCTTGCGAGGGAAAATCTCACACCTCAGAAAGTAATATCAGGTAATACGGATCAATTAACGACCACGATTATGCCTGGACATTTGTACATGTACATATATGATCCAAAGTTAAAAGAAACATTGCCTTACTACGACAGATTCCCTCTTGTTTTTCCATACAGAAAAACACAAGATGGTTTTATCGGTTTAAATATGCATTATTTACCATATAATCTTCGTATAGGATTGCTTGACTCGTTGTTGGTTTTTAAGAACAACAATAGATTAGATGAGACAACTCGACTAAAGTATTCGTGGGCAGTTATTGATGGAGTGTCTAGATACAATGCAGCTAAACCTTGTATAAAACAATATCTTATGCCTCATGTTAGAAGTCAGTTTAGAAGAGTTAATGCAAACGACTGGGCGACAGCTATGCTACTGCCAGTCGAACGATTTGTTGGAGCATCAAAACAAGAAGTGTGGGCAGATTCAAAAAGAATTATTAGGAAACAATAATGTCGATCGAAAGATTTATAGCACAAGTTAAAACTGAGTCGTTGGCTAGATCCAATCGATTTGCAGTTTTATTTAATCCACCAGCTGGAGTATCTCCTGCAACTTTAGACAATGTTTTACTATTCTGCGATTCAGTTCAAATTCCAGGTGTTAACTATTCAACAGTTCAAAATAGATCTTATGGAGAGTTTCGTGAGATCCCATATGAGAGATTATATGAAGCGATCAATCTAACATTTTACGTAGATGCCAGCTTACAAGTAAAGACATTATTTGACAACTGGGTAAATGTTATTCAAAATCCAGAAACGAGAGCATTTAACTATTATAACAAATATGTTTGTGATATGCTTATCGAAGTTCAAGATGTGCTCGATAGAACACGTTATGAAATATCTCTTTATGAGTGCTATCCAAAAACTATTTCTGCTATCCAGTTAGATAACTCCAGTAAAGAGCTAATGAAATTAAATGTAACTATGCAATACAAATACTGGACTTCTACTGCGATTGATGTTCTTGATACGGAAGAACAAATTCCTGATGTTTGGTATAATGAGTATACTGACAATTACGATAACTTCCAAAGAAATTTAAATACTGCAGCAGCAGGGTTTGCTAGCAATACTATGACTGGTAATGGAATGACATACGGTATTAGTCAATTACCTGGACTTGTAAGATTCTAATGACTGAGATACTAGCATTACTTACCATTAAAACAACCCTAGCATTACTGCTTGGGGTGCTTCTTTTTATCATTCTTTTAACAATGATTGCAATGCATCGCAATCCAGAAGACTCGTTTGATATAAAAGACTTAGTGAGTAAAGATGGAAAGTTAGATGAAAAGAAATTCACTCGCTTCGGAGCATGGGTCATTTCCACATGGGGTTTTATCTATCTGATCGTTAGCAATCCAACTACATTTCCAGAATGGTACTTTATGGGCTATATGGGTGTTTGGGTAGCCAACGCTATTTTTGATAAGTATGTAAATAAGGCGAAAGAATAATATGAAGATTGATGAGGCATTATCTGCTGAATTTGGCGTAACACCAATAGGCAAAACTGAATTGATAACACAAGATGGCGAAGTTATAAAACCAGCCAATGAAAAGATTGAAGACGACTATGAGGTTTCTCGTAATAATCTTAGATCTATTTTAACACAGGGACAAGAAGCACTTAACAAAGCAATAGAGGTTGCTCAACAATCAGAACATCCTCGTGCATTTGAAGTTGTTGGTAATTTAATGAAGCAGTTAGCCGATATCAATCAGCAGCTACTAGATTTACATCAACAAAAACAGAAACTAGATGAACCAACTAAGTCTGAAAAGACAAAACAGGTAACAAACAATGCTATCTTTGTTGGTAGCACAACTGAGTTGAATAAACTTATCAAGAATATGACTAAAGGAGAATAGTAATGGCATTACCATCAAATAGTACACCAGTCTACAGTCTGGTTGTTCCATCGTTAAATAAAACTGTCAACTATCGCCCATTTCTGGTTAAAGATCAGAAAGCATTAATGCTTGCTCAGCAAAGCGAAGATGAAAAGGTGATGGTTGAGACATTAAAAACTGTTA